TATTCCATACAGCCGTGTTGGGAAATAGGAATACATTATTACGATGATTATCCAAAACATATGGAAGAAATTAAGATTGAAATACTGAAAGGATAAACCATGGCGGACAAACTATACTGTGAGGAGTGCAATGACTGGATAATACCTATGGAAGGTGTTACCTCAATATTCATGTTCGGGAATCAGGTGAATCTTGTTTTGGCAATGAGTTTTGTTGCAAACCTGCCGTAAAAGTAAAATGTTCAAACAATAGCAGAAAAAAATACAACATACCTGTGGATTACCTTGACGGAGACCTTGTACTCATACCAGTAGAAAAGGTAAGATAAAGCACCTCAACAAAATATTCTTATGTGATGTTATCATCTATGTTTGTTCAGTACTGCTATTTGCGAAACTGATCATGTTCATAATATCATAAGTGGAGTTAAAATAATGAGCACACAAGAGATTAAACCATGTCCTGCATGCAAGCGATCCGGTGTAAACATCGAATGGGAAACCTTATTCCTTGAAGGTACTTATATCAAAAAGTATTGGGCGGAATGTCAACATTGTAAAAGACGATCAGCCGAGAAATTTACGCAAACACAGGCAATTAAAGATTGGAACGAAAACATTGAGTAGTAAAGAAAACCTTTACAACTGAACTGCAAAAAATAATCTTGACAACAAGGAATACTATTCCGTATATTGTAGGCGAGGGAAAAATTACGTAGCGTGAAAGGCAAACGAAACATGCTTTTTTTATTTACACTAAAACAACTGAATATTATGACCGCAGGTCTCTGTACTCGAAAGGGTATAGACTATTTGTCTACGTACAATAGCCTCAGACCTGCGGTCTTCTATTTAGGTGGTGCAAGATGAGTAAAGATAAACAGAATTACGCAGAGAAGTACAAAGACCCTCGCTGGCAAAAGAAACGGCTTGAGATACTTGAACGTGATGAATGGGAATGTCAAAAATGTGGAGATAAAGAAAGTACTCTACATGTTCATCATAGATATTATGAACCAAATACCGATCCGTGGGATTATCAAAATCAAGTATTGGTAACATTATGTAATAATTGTCATGAGGAAGAGCATGATAGTACAATCTATCAAAGTAATATTTTATTTGATGCCATAAGATATAATTTTTTTTCCTCAGATATTGATGATATTATATCTGCATTTGAAAATATTCGTATGCCAGATTATTCTGAGGTAACAGCAGACATGATTATGTATATATTTAATTCTAAAGAAATAATGAATGAATTAAAAAATAAATTTTTTGCTCATTTAAGGAAAAATGGTTTAGAGCCTGCTGAATATTTTAAAAAGGTGAAAAATACAAATGGAGTGGTATAAACATTCAACAGGTTCCCATGATGACCCGGATATTTCAGATGCATGGGATGAACTTGGTGATTTCGGTTATGTAGGATTTTTTATCATACTTGAGATTTATGGACAGGAATATTCTCATAGAAATTCAGAGGATTTTATAACAATTTCCCATACTTTTCTTAGACGAAAGTTAAGGAAAAGTTGGGAGAAAGTTCAACTTTTGTTAAACTTCTTCCAAAAAAGAAATCGTATAATATCAAAAAATGATGGTAGTGATATAATGATTAAAGTCCCTAAATTTATAGCACTTGCAAGTAATTGGACAAGGAGACCACCTACAGAGGAACCTACAGAGGAACCTACGGCTAAAGAAGAGAAGAAGAATAGAAGAAGAATAAGAAAAGAAAAAGACACAGAAGAGAATAAAGAAAATAAAGAAAAGAAATTGTATGGGGATTTTGTATTTTTTACTGATGATGAATATAAAAAACTTGTAGATAAATTTGGAGAAACAGGAGTTACTAAACGAATTGAAAACTTAAATAATTATGCACATAAAATCGGAGCAAGAAAATTCAAAGCAAAATACAGTTCTCATTATCATGTACTGTTATCATGGGAAGAAAAAAATAACACTACGCCACAATCATCAGGCATGAGCGCAATGGACAAACAATTATTAAAAATAGAGGAGGCAAAACGTGAACAAGGTATTGTTAAGTAAAGAGTGTTACTATAAAGGCATTAAACGACTTTCCCAGTGTTTTCCGAACGTGCAACCTACTGAGGAAGCACTTGACGTCTGGTATGATTTTCTGAACGAGTTTAACGACCGTGACTTTACGGACGGTGTTGAAAAGATATGCCGTGAGATGGATACGATTTACAAGGACATGAACGTTGTGGCTGTGATACGCAAGAATATCGAGACCAGGGAAATGTACTATGGGGACTCACCTTTGAGATAGAGGAAGTAATTTATGAATGAGTATACACCTCCACAAGCTACCGATATAGAGCGTGCTGTCATTGGGGCTATGCTCTTGGAGAATTTCGCCATAGATAAGGCACTTGAACTCCTGAACGCCGAGAGCTTTTACTCTCCGATTAATGCAATACTATTCACGGCAATATCAGAAGTGTATAATAGTCAGACGGCAGTGGATCAGTTGACGGTTGCCGAACACCTGAAAGCAGCCGGAAAACTTGAGACAATAGGCGGTGAAATCACATTAGCCGGACTGCTTGACGAGACAGCCAGCGCAGGTAACATCGAAAATCATTGCCGGATACTGATTGAGAAAGCCAGCAAGCGCAAGTTGATAGCATACCTTAAAAGCACGTTGAACTCATGTTTTCACGACAACATTGAAACACCTGAACTCCTGGAGTTACTACATACTGGACTGGGTACTATTTCCGATGACAAACGGCAGAAGTTTTACAGTACAGCTAAAGAAGCGATACCGGAAGCTCACGAGGAACTGGTCAGGCGGTCGGCTGATAAAGTAAACTTATCAGGAGTACCGACAGGATTCAAAAGAATAGACGATATGACAGGCGGATGGAAGCCCGGGAACCTGATATTGTTAGCGGCTAAAACATCGAAAGGCAAGACGGCATTAGCTCTTGATTTCTTGCGTAATGCAGCATCAAAAGGAACTCCAGCGGTAATATTCAGTCTTGAAATGACTGTCAGGGAACTGTGTTTCAGAATGATTCAATCAGGCGCACGTGTTGAAATACCAACACATGACTATTGCAATATCAAGGATGAGGAATGGAAATACATTGGCGATACCTGTTGTTTATTAACAGAGTATCCGATACTGTTTGACGATTCACCAGCTTTGACACTACCTAAAATATCGGCAAAGATACGCAGATTGAAACAAGAGCATAAGATTGGTCTGGTGATTGTGGATTATATCCAGCTTATGCAGGGATTAAATACCGAGAACAGAAGGAGGGAAGTCGGTTCACTTTCAAGAGGTCTTAAACTATGTGCTAAACAATTTGAAATACCGATAATAGCTTTGAGTCAATTATCACGTAAAGCGGATGGTAACGAGGACAGGAGACCGATATTATCAGATTTAAAAGAAACATCGGATCTTGAGCAGGATGCGGACGTTGTAATTTTTATTCACAATCCAACGGCGGTACAAAAACAGAAATGGTATGGCGAAACATTTAGCAATGAAGAGTTGGAAAATATTAGGGAATTGGACATTTCAAAAAACCGTCAAGGCAAGACTGGAATTGTACTTGTTTATTGGTCTGGAAAATACACCGGATTTTCGAATCTTGAATACACAAATATAAATACAGGAAGCTATGGCGAGATATGAAAATAGAACCTGATAATATCTATTGCGGTGATTGTCTGGAGCTTATGAAGGAGATGCCAGACAAGAGCGTGGACTTGGTGTTGACTGACCCGCCGTATGGGATAGGGGCGGCAAGAGAAAAGCCACACAACGGTTGGAGTGACTATGGTATATCTGATTGGGATTTACAGCGACCGACTAAGGAATATTTTAACGAAATCAGAAGAGTATCAAAAAATCAGATAATATGGGGAGGCAATTATTTCTCCGATTATTTATCAGCTTCAATGGGGTGGCTTTTTTGGGATAAAGGACAGAGAGGATTTTCTCTTTCGGATGGAGAACTTGCCTGGACTTCTTTTAATAAGGCTTTGCGAGTGATTGACTACAGTAGAGCTAAAGCACTCGGGGATGTTAAATGCCATCCAACACAAAAAGCCGTCGCAGTAATGAACTGGTGTATTATGGAAAATACCAAACCCAATGACCTTATCTTTGACCCTTTTCTCGGTTCCGGCACGACTGCTGTCGCCTGTATCCGTACTGGACGGCATTATATAGGCATGGAAATTGACCCGACATATTTTGAGATAGCGCAGAAACGCATTAACCTTGAAAAATCACAACTTAGGATGGAGCTATGATATGACTAAGCAAGAGGTGTTTAAGGTACTACGGGCGCACGGACTGAAACGCAGTCAGGTAACAGAGGAGAATTATATCAGAGCGAAACAGATTATATTTGGCAGTATAACAGATATGGACACCAAAGAGTATGAAAACATCGTGCGCTGGATATGCGACTACTTGAACTATTGAAACCGAACAGAAAGGGGATAGCGATGATAACACGGTATAGTATGTATCCATGTAGGGAAGATTCTAAGGGGATATGGGTTCTATGGGATGATGTCAAGCAATTAATACCTAAGACTCCGCCAGTTCCAAAAGAGGATAAGTGCCCGTTCAAGGTAGGTGATATAATAAAATATGCAGGTCAACTTTTTGAAGTTATAGAATTAGAAGATGATCTTGAACATGAATTTATTTTATGTTCCACCGTAAAAGGACAAACTCACAAGCACTTATTACCTTATGATTGTGTTCTTGCCACACCGGAAGAGCGTGCTCAGTTCATGGACGAGAAATATTCACGCATGATAGGCGATGTTAAGGTGAGAGCATCTATAATTATTCACGAAGGATTAATAACACTTTCATTCAGATATTATGGAAACTTCCATGATAGAATAACACTCAATTGTAAAGTTGGTGAGGCTATCTGTAAAGCTCTCGATATACCGATATGCGAGGGCGATCCGGTATATCCACTATAGGAGGCAACGACAGTAATGCGTAATTTAATAGCAGCGGTACTTTATTTAATAATCGCAATTGTAATGATAAGATTTACTGTGCATAAAGGAGGTAATGATGGCAATTAAAGATTTTACCGATTTATTTACTGTCTTATATGTTTCGTGTGCGACAATAATCGCAGCAATGGCAATTCTCTATGAATTAACACCATTTTTTATTTGGATTAGCAATTGGTTTAATTATTTACTAACGATAAAACCACCAAATGAGGTAAAAAGTGATAATAAAGTGTAATTTAAGAAAAACACATTTTAATCAACTGCTATCGTACATAGAACATCAAGAGGATGAAGGATGGTACTATGGAAATAAAGAGCAATTTAACAAGAGACACATGGAACTCAAGCAATTCATTAAACAAGTCATAGAAAACATGCCACAGGATGCACGCAAACATTAAAACGTGAAACATATCGGGGTAGAGACCGAAAGTTCAACCTGAATGACGTAGCAAAGCGTAGCGTAAATATAACAGTGTAGATGAAAGGGAAATGCAATGAAAAAACAGAAAAGTCTTGATAAAGCAATTAAAAACATTCAAAGGAAGAATAAAATACTTGAAAAGGAAAATAAGAAATGGCGATTGAGTAATCCTTCATACAAGAAAGGAGATTTTATAAATGTTACCCTTCAGGGAATTGTTGTGAATGTTTATAATATTGATATTACTACCTGTATAACAATATACCTTGAGGAGAGTGGTGATATTGTGGATATTTATCAGCCAGATGATAAAAGTTCAATAAAGATGAGATGAAGGGGAATGATAATGAAAAAGTACAGAAAGAAACCAGTAATAATTGAGGCTGTTAGATATGATGGTACTAATGGTGCTGACATCATAAAATGGTCTGAAGGTAAAATTGCAGAATACTCGTGTATTACGCCGGATGATTATACTCCAAGTCATTATTTATCAATAAAAACACTTGAGGGAATTATGACAGGTATTATTGGTGAGTGGATTATCAAAGGTGTGAAAGGTGAGTTTTATCCCTGCAAACCTGATATATTTGAGGCAACTTATGAACTTGTATAAACAGTGTAGATGAAAGGGAAAGTACAATGGATAAATTTGATACAGTCTCGCATGAAGTGTTAAGAAAAGAAATTAAGATAGCGAATGCATTGGGCTTAAATGGTAGAAAAATAACAGTAATTGATATTGTTCAAAATACAGATGCAACAGCCAGAGATGAAGCATATTGTATATTTAACACCATTGAAGTTTAACGCTTATCGGGATAGGAGTGATATGAAAACAACCAAGAAGCAGTTTAAACTATTCAAGAAGTATTGCCGTAAATGGGCTAAAGAGTTCGGTCTATCAGGGTATAAATTCAACTTTGAACATTTGCGTCTGGTAGATTCCAACGCACAGTACAACTTGATATTTGCAGCGAGAATGTGTACTATAGCATTTGCTAAAAGTTCAAGTGATTTTAAAACGGATGCTGACATCGAGGCTACAGCAATCCATGAAATGTTTCATGTAAGACTTGCTTATCTTGAACACACTTGCAGATTGCAATTATCAGATGAATTACAGGAAGCTCAGGAGCATGAGATTATTCATGTAATTCAAAAACTGTTAGGGGTGATACAATGAAAATCGCATTGATAGGTTCATCGCAGTATGTAGAGAAGTTTCAGGAAGTTAAAGAACGGCTGGAAGCACAAGGGTACGAGGTCAGGATACCAGCCTTTGACCACCTCGATTTAACTGAGTTACAAATCATGCTGTACAATCGTGATTTAATTGAATGGTCTGATGAGGTACACATGATATGGGATGCACGGTCAATAGGGACGTGGGGTGATTATTGCATGGCGTTTGCTCTACGCAAGCCTGTATATATCGAGTACATGGAGCCGAAGCGGATACATAACTTCATGTGGCAGTATCATAGAATGTGTTACGGAGAAATAGGTAATGATAATATTCCTGATTGACTTATTTGCCGTATGTCTTATCGGCTTTGGACTTTACAGTATATTAAGAGACATGGGTGATAAGGGGCATATAAAGAAAGGGTAAGGTTATGAGTACAGATGAAGAACACATAAAACAGGTTGTTGTGGTTTCAGACCTTCATTGTGGTTGTCAACTTGGATTATGTCCGCCAGTACCGATTGAACTTGATAATGGTGGAACGTATAGTGCATCATCACTCCAATTAAAAGTATGGAACTGGTGGGAGGAATTTTGGAGAAGGTGGGTTCCTATGGTAACACGAGGAGAACCTTTTGCTATTGTAATTAATGGTGATACTCTCGATGGTGTTCATCACAATTCAACACATCAAATTTCTCATAACCTTACTGACCAAAAGCGTATTGCAGAAACAGTATTGAAACCACTTGTGGCTCAATGTAACGGTCATTTTTATATGATACGAGGTACGGAGGCGCATGTCGGTAAATCAGGTCAGGAAGAGGAGGCGCTTGCAAAGAGTCTCGGAGCTATCCCAAACGAAATAGGTAATTATGCCCGGTGGGATATGTGGTTGCGGATAAGCGGTAAACTGGCTCATATAACACATCATATCGGTACTACCAGTAGTTTGCAATATGAAACAACGGCTCTAATGAAGGAGTATGCCATAGCATGTGCAGAAGCTGGGTGCTGGGGATTGGAAGCACCATGCTGGGTAGCAAGAGCGCACAGACACAGATATGCAAAGATTGAAGTTCCAATGTCACAAGGAGAAGGTATCTGTATTGTTTCACCGGGATGGCAATTGAAAACGCCGTTCGTCTGGCATGGCGCAGGACGTAATACTAATCCACAATTTGGCGGGATTCTTCTACGAGCAGGCAATGAAACTCATTTTACACGGCGCCAAATATGGAACATCGGGCGCACTCAGGAGGTGGTATTATGAAAAATACTACCATAACAGAAGCTGAACTACAGACTGAATATGAACGTCTTGATTTAATGCGTAATACTATTGACAGAACAAGACCGCTTTTAACAGATGAGCAGTTTAAAATTATTGAATATGCACGGACAGAAAAGAATGGTAAAAAAGTAAGCTGGACTGAAATATGCAAATATTTTGAGTCTCGCAACTGGGGTAATATACCGGATACAACGTTAAAACACAGATTTGAGATTGAAAAGAGAAGGCGAGGAAAAGTATAAATCAGACAAACTGTAACCTTATATTCACAAGTGTTGACAAATTGTAAAAGGAGAGGAATGAAAAAAATGAAAGAACTTACCAGAACTGACCTGATTAAAATTGCTGTTATTATCATCAATGAGGTTATGGATGAAAACCAGAAAGAAAAGGGTGATTCATGGACTGCTATATCGGTTGAAGAACATTATAATCATGCTATAGTTAATCTTGTAAAAGGAGATTGTTTGGGAAAAGAGAACTTGAAACATGCCTTGACACGTCTGGCAATGGTGGCGACACTGCTATTCAAAGACGACTACAAAGCGCAATTAATAGGTGGTGGGAATGTGAAAGCCGATGAGTTTAATCTGGTAAAATGAGAGGAACAAAACTATGTTGAAATATTTGAATGATTTTATCAATAAACTTTTATGTATGTTTATTGGACACAAAAAAATGAAAACAAAGATATTACAAATTGAATGGAGACCAAATAACGGCGAAGTAGAAGCTATTGAAATTTGCGAAAGATGTCATGTGGTTTATTACAAAAAATATACATGTATAAAACCTAAAACATCGTCAATACTTAACTCTATATTATCTTGAGGTAATAAAATAAATGGACAACTGAGAGGTAAAAGCAATGAATGAGCAGGAATGGATTAAAAACTATAAAAACGGGAAACAGTTAGTTGCGATGTTTACACTATTCGGCTGGCTTGCGATAGGTATATCATGCTGGTTACCTCCGCCATGGACTTATAAAACTTTTGCTTTCGGTATCTGGCTCATGGTAACTTCGATAAGTATCAAATTCGCTTTAGAGAAAGGTAAATAAAACATGGAAATAAAAAAACTTAAATTATCCCAAATAGAGCCAGCTCAGTAAATACGATGGACAGGGAAGGCCAAGAATGTATATAAGCGGTCACAATTGGACTGGGAGGAGAAGAAATAATGCCGTTACTATATGAACCTGCCGGACGCGCCAGGGAGTACAGCCCTCTCGCATTAAATATCTATTCGAGCTGCGACCATTTTTGTACTTATTGTTTCGTCAAAACCATGCCTTTTTACAAAGGTTCGGCAACACCAGTCCCGAAGGCAAACATCGTCGAAAAGCTTGAAAAGGAATTGAGTAAAACGCAAATCACAAAACAGGTTTTACTTTCTTTTCTCAGCGATCCATACTGTACTGCCGAATCTAATTATTGCATAACTTATCAAGTTTTAAAATTACTGAATAAGCACAACGTCCCGGTGGCAATCCTGACAAAGGGTGGCTCCAGATGTTTACGAGACCTCGACCTATTCAAACAATTTCATAATATCAAGGTTGGCGCAACACTTACCTTCGATAACGACCGGGATTCTTTCGCATGGGAGCCGGGCGCAGCCTTACCACTTGATAGAATAGGAGCTCTTAGAATCCTGCACGGTGAAGGTATTACGACGTGGGCAAGTTTTGAACCTGTCATTGAGCCCGCACAAAGTCTGAACCTCATTAAACAAACCCTACCATTTATTGACCAGTATAAACTTGGTAAATGGAATCACGATCCCCGTGCCGATTTGATTGACTGGAGTTCTTATGTTGCTCAGGCTGTTAAAATACTCAGAGATAACGGCAAACAGTTTTACGTCAAAGAAGACTTACGTAAATACGCTCACGGTTTAACACCTGAGGAATCCGATATGGATTATATGAGTTTAACTTCACAGTACATACCTGAAACTCAAATATCACTGTTTTAAATATCGAAAGGGGGTGGTTGTCAAATGGCGCTATCCAGAACAATTAATGGGAAGACAATAGTTATCGAAGATGAAGAGAGAACTCAGTGTGAAATCTGGACGCGTGTTTGAATGAGCTATGGGATATTACCGACCCGTCAGCGAGTTCAACATCGGAAAGAAAAGCGAACATAATCAACGTAAATATTTCAAGCTGGATTCTGGTACTATATTCTCTTAATATATATTATAAATACCTTTTATTGTATTTATAGAGATAAAAATCAGGGATAACATGTTATCAGATAAAAGGTTAATATGTGTATTCTGACTAGTAGAAATTAACACTATATGAACATGTGTGAGTGTCAGAAATTAGACCTCTAAATATTACTACAGAATCTAAGCATGTTAAAATGTTCTTGACTTTTACATTTTTATTTTCTATATTCTTTTTTTATAGCGGTAAACAATCCGCTTTTAAAGGTTCTTTTTCATTTCATCTCCATTTCTTTTTACATACTAACGAGCGGGCGGTGCTTTCCTTCCTTTCTCATCTCCCGCTCAATTTACTTTTTTAAAAGGTAACTATGGCAAAGTCAAAATATACCCCTGAAAATGTCGATGCTATCCTCAAAGCTATTTCACTCGGACTTACTGATACTTCTGCTTATGAATATGCTGGCATAAGTAAAGATACATTCTACACTTGGATTAAAGAATACCCTGACTTTTTAGAGAAACTTAAAAAAGCACGCTCGGCAAACAAGGCTTATTTGGTATCTAAGATACGTGAAGCCGGACAGAAACAATGGCAGGCTCATGCGTGGTTACTTGAGAGATGTCATCCTCAGGAGTTTGGTAGTCTGGTGCGCCAGCAAATAAGTGGTGGCATTAATGAGTACAGCAAAGATGATATAACAGAACTTGAACGAAAGGCCGAAGAGCTTGCAAGAAAGCTTACAAACGAAGACCCAGTTGCAGGATGCGGGATTACAGAATCAAATTAACCGCAGAACGCAACTGATTGAACTTATCAAGATACGACGTGAGATATTAATACGTAGATGTCGTGAAAACTTCCATACTTTTTGCCGCACGCTATCCCCTGATTTTTATTTACCTGACAGACCACATTTAAAAACCTTATGCGACACCTTACAATCCCTATACGAGGGGCGGCTGGTCGATGATAGAAACAACTCATATAAAAAGCTAATGCTAAACCTCCCCCCTCGTACTGGGAAAACGAGATCGCTTGTTTTATTTTGCGCCTGGGCACTTGGTAAGAATCCGGCTGAACGCATTATAGCAACCTCGTATGGTGATGAACCTGCAAATGATTTCTCCCGATATACTAGAAATATAATCCGTACTGTTAAAAACTCACCGGACGAAATAGTTTATAACGATATATTTCCGGCCTCGTATATATCAAAAGACAATGCTTCATTCGAGAAGTGGGCTTTGCATAAACAATACTTTAGTTATATGGGCGCTGGTATATGGGCAGGTATAACAGGCAAGGGCGCAAGTATACTTATCGAAGATGACCTTGTGAAGGATATGGTCGAGGCGTTAAACGAGAAACGGCTTGATGACCTATGGAAGCAACGGGGTGGTACACTGCTATCACGTAAAGAAGAAGGTGCTATTGAGATTATGACTATGACCCGCTGGGCTAATGGTGATCCTTGCGGTCGTATCAAACAAGACAAGGAAGAATTAAAACAGTGGTATATACTTTCAATGGAAGCCTATAACGAAACAACTGATAAGTTATTGTGCCCATCATTACTTAGCATGGAATCATATCTGGAGCGCCGGCGCAACTTACCGCCTGAAATATTCCGAGCTAATTATCATCAGGAGCCATTAGATATTAAAGGCAAGATGTATAAAACCCTGAAGACATATTCAGACGTGCCGAAAGATAATGCTGGTAAGTTACTTTGTGATCGTATCATAAACTATACTGATACCGCAGATGAAGGTAATGACTTCTTAGTGAGTATATCTGCTATTGAGTATAGGGGCGAGGCTTGGTTAATAGACGTGTATATGACCAAAGAAGGCATGGAAATAACGGAACCTGAGACAGCTAAACGGCTTGTAGAGAATAGCGTGCATTATGCCAAAATGGAATCCAACAATGGCGGTCGTAGTTTTGCCCGAGCTGTCGAACGTATCATTTACGAGAACATGAAATCCGAACAGGAAAAGATAAAAGCCGGAGAACTTAAAGAAGAGGACAGGCAATGGAATAAAACAGCTATATCATGGTTTCATCAGACCGAGAACAAACAAGCTCGTATCTACTCCAATTCGAGTTATGTTATGCAGCATATTTATTTCCCATTCAACTGGGCTGATAAGTGGCCGCTGTTTTATCAGGCTATTAGCACGTATGTAAAAGAAGGCAAGAACCAACATGATGACGCTCCCGATGCCTTGACAGGTATATCTGAAATGATAAGCAGAGGGCAACCGTCAATACGACTCATTGGTTAATACGAGGTATAAATTGAAATCAGATAGGGATATACTACAGCTTGTAATAATATTTACATTGCTAATTTTATTGATAGGAGTTATATTAATCAGGAAAGCAGACACCAGAGTATGGAATATAAAACAGAACGATCCCGGAATAGTTGTTCTGAATATTGCAGACGATAAAGTAATAAGGCAGCAAGAGACTATGGTAGCATCGTATTACACGTATCCGTTTCATTTAAGGCATACGGCGAATGGCGAAATATACGATATGTACGATATGACAGCCGCTCATAAAACATTACCATTCGGAACGCTGATTATGATAACTAACGAAAAGAACGGGTATATGGCACTGGCAAGAATAAACGACCGTGGCCCGTTCATAGTGGGTAGAGACCTGGACGTCTCACTTGCGATAGCTCAGCAACTTGACATGGTTAGAGATGGCACGGCAAAAGTAAGTATAAACGTATTATATGAACCGGAATAAAAGAAACTATGAAACTATTAGGCTATGAAATAACGAAAGCGGCAAAGCAGGAAAACCGTCTGCTTGCTAACATGATCTGGAAATGGTTGTATGGTAGAGAATGGGCAAAGGAATCGGACGAGACTTCACTTCTGAACGCATACCGCTCATGGGTGTATGTATGTGTGTCGAAGAACGCCAATTCAGTAGCATCAATACCTTTTAAACTCTATGTTGCTAAAGGTGCAAATGAAAAGCGGTTTAATGTTGCAACCCGGAAAATCAAGAGTCCAATACAGGATAGATTGTTCAAGCGATTCTCTTATAATCCTGTTGTCAATAAAGCGGTAGAAGTAGAAGAGGTTTTGGAACATGAATCTATTGACTTAGTAAACAATGTCAATACTTACATGAACAAGTCTGATATGTTTGAATTAACACAGATACATCTTGACCTTGTCGGTAACGCTTACTGGTATATCAAGAAGGATAAGGCTTTCGGAGTGCCAGTAGAGATATGGCCGATTATACCAAACCGTATGACGATAGTTCCTGATAAGGAAGATTTTATCAAAGGCTATATATACACGACCGGAGCAGAAAAAACAGACTTTGAACCGGATGAGATAATACATTTCAAATGTTCTAATCCGAGAGACCTCTATTATGGTATGTCACCGCTGCAGGCTGTAGCTGATGTGTATAATATAAATCAGAATATGAACACTTATGAGAACGCCTTGTTTTCCAATAATGCCAGACCTGAGGGATTCTTTAAAACCGCTATGGAACTCGATGCTATGACTACGGAACGGTTGCAATCCGAACTACTTGAAACATGGTCTGGTATACGCAACTCAGGCAAGACCGGATTATTGACACATGATATAACATTCCAGCCAATGAACTTATCGCCCCGGGATTTGGGATTCTTACAAGGGCGCACATGGACAAAGACAGAGATATTCAATGCATTCGACGTGCCGACCGGATTGCTGGACCAGAACGCTAACAGGGCTAATGCTGAAGCTGCACAGTACACGTACATGAAGTTTGGTATCGAACCCCGTATACACAGGATAGAAGAGAAACTTAACGAGAAACTATTACCGATGTATGATGAGCGGCTGTTTATAGCATTTGAGGGTGTCGTACCAGAAGACAGGGAATTTGAACTTAGAGAAGACCAGACATTATTTAACATCGGAGCTAAAAGCACTAATGAGATACGTGCAGATAGAGGTATGGATGAATACGAAGGCGGCGATACCTTGTATGCACCGTTTGGATTAGCACCTATCGGCACGACTACAGGCGAAGGATTAGAACCGATAGAAGAACCGGAACCGGAAGAGCAAGAAGTTGAGGAAATGATAACTTTGATTTCTGAGAAGGTTGCTCGAAACTTAGCGGGAAGCTTTAAGTAAAGGAGAATTTGAAGTGAAAAGTTATATGAGAAATGATGATGGATCACCTCGGGAAGTAGAAGTTTCCACTGTTAAAGAATTAATAGAAAATGAAGAGTCGTCTAATAAGTCTTGTAGTAACTTTATAGCTATTAGTAATGGTAAAGTCGTTATAGGCGGAGGAGGAAGTGGAGGTTTTAGAACTTCAATTCCTATTTATCACCCTATGATAACATTTATAGGTGGTGGAGGTGGAGGAACTTCAGGTGGTTGTAAAGATGGAATGGGTAGCAATGGTAAGTAGAGTGATAAGAAAAAGGAGAAAAGGATATGGGATTATTTAAAAGGAATAGTATTGATAAAGATATTCAGTCATATTTATTTAAATCCAAAGAAGATATAACAGCTAAAGAATTGGCAGAAATATTTGAAATAGGAATAAGAAGAATAACAGAGTTATCATATTTAAACTTATCAGAAGAAGCACAAAGACATTTTATAAAGGAACAATAAGGTTAAATGAACTCACATATTGATAAACTCAAAAACCACCTTGACAGAATTGCCAATCTTATCAGCATGAAACTTGTGAAATATGGTGTCAAGACCATAGCTGATATACGGCACGTATCATTTGAGCTTCGAACAGAAATATGGACAAAGTTTATCAAGCGCACGGATCCGAGAATAGCCAAGTTTCAGAAGGATTTGCAAGTACAGTTTAAAAAACAACTTAATGAAGTCATGGCAAATGTTAAGAAGAACCCACCAGTTGAACAAGTTATTATCGAGGAATCAATTAACTATAAAGCACCGTTGACACCTGATCAGGAACGGTTTATTAATTTATGGATGTTCGACCGCAAGAAATGGGAACGTGAGTTTATGAAGACAGGGAAACCGCATATACAGGGCGCAATAGTAGACGGTGGTGAGGATGCTTTAACAGCACTTGGATTAACTCAGGAGTTTATTACAGATAAGATTGTACTGGACTTTGTGCGCAAACACTCGCTTGAATATGCTAATGAAATAGTTGGCACGACTTTCGATGTGGTACGAGAGCAGTTTGTGCAAGCGTTACAGAACGGCGAAGGCATAACAAAGGTAATGGATAGGAT